ATATTATGGAAGATTTTAGAAAGATATTTACAGGATTAGAGCGAGCACATGGTTGCACCTATGTGGACAAGAAGGGTGCCGATGGACTTAAGGTAAAGGGTAAGTCCTTTGTAAAAAGAGAACCAGTCACAGAAGAGCTTTGGCAAAATCATTTAAATGGTATTGAACCTAGTTTAGGTATTATACCTATCGACGAAGAGAATAAATGTAGATGGGGTTGTATTGATGTAGATAAATACACTCTTGATCATAAAGAAATAATTAAAAAAATAAACACATACAAACTACCTTTGATGACTTGCAGATCAAAAAGTGGTGGAGCACATATATTTTTATTTACAACAGAATCTGTACCTGCAAAATTAATGAGAGATAAGTTAATTTCTGTAAGTGCTATACTTGGATTTGGTAATGCTGAGGTATTTCCAAAACAAATTGAATTAAAATCGCAAGATGATACAGGAAATTTTTTAAACTTACCATACTTTAATTGCAAAAATACAACAAGATATGCCTATGACACTGCGGGCAAAGCTGTTACAATTTCAGATTTTTTACAAAACATAATTAAGATCTCTCCAAAAGAATTACAAGACTTAAAAATACAAAGACCACCATCAGAATTTAGTGATGGCCCACCTTGCTTAGAATCATTAACAAGAGAGAAGTTAGAAGATGGTAGGGACAGAGTTTTATTTCAATACATGGTATATGCTAAAAAGAAATGGCCAGAAGAATGGCGTAACAAACTAAGCACATTCAACCATAAATACTTTGCAACACCACTTACAGATGACATTATAGAAAGAAAAAAGAAAGATAATAAAGACTATGGTTTTAAATGCACAGAAGAACCTATGTGTAATCACTGTGATAAACAATTATGTAAGACAAGAAAGTTTGGTATTGGAACACAGCTATTGTTTCCACAACTTAGTGATTTACAAATTGTAAAACTAGATCCACCAATCTACAGATTAAATGTAGATGGAGAAAGAGTAGAATTAAAATCAGAACAATTACAAGAACAGAGGTTATTTGTTAGAGCATGTATGGATCAGATACATAAGTATCCGCCAAAATTAAAACCAAAAGACTATGATATTATGGTGACTGCTTTAATGGCTAACCCAGAACTAGTAGAAGCTCCTGCAGGCGCATCTAAATTAGAACAACTATCACAACATTTAGAAAACTATTGCACAAGTAGAACTGCAGAAGGTGCAACAAAAGAAGATATGGAATCTGGTAACGTGTGGAACAAGGGTGGCTATCATCACTTCATATTTGGTGAGTTCTTCCATAAATTTTTACACAGACATAAGTGGTCAGAGAAATATGATGTTACAAATTTTTTACTTACCGAACATTGTAATTGTGAGGTTGCAAGAATGACGATAGGTAAAAAGAAAATATCTGTTATAAAGTTAAAAGAATTTGAAAAAGAAGATATGAAAATAAAAGAAAGAGTATT